GACGTCGCCCGCGTGGCGATCGACGCGAAGAAATGGACGGCCTCGAGGCTACTTCCCAAGCTCTACGGCGATCGGACGCAGGTCGACGCGACCGTCACGCACACGCACACGCTGCACCTCGAGGCGCTGAAGGAGCTCGCGAACAGGGTCTCGGGTACGAGGGCCGGGTACATCGAGGGGCAAGCTACTGAGATCATTGATGTTCCAACCTTTCACGGTGAAAGCGCGGGTGCGTCCGACCCAGCCCCGACCGCGCCCGGCCTGCCGATCGGCGGCCCGGATCCGGCGGCCGCCGGCCAGAACCCCCCCGGCCCCGCCCCCCACCTGGGGGCGCCCGTGCGCGCGGCAACCCCTCCGTCTACAGACCCACCAAAAAAGGTACTTCGACCCCCCCGCCCCCCGTCTCGCGCCAAGCGCGCCGCCGCGCCAAAAATAGAAAAGGCTGACGGCGCATGAGCGAGACCGACAAGAACCAATTCCTAACCTTTCTGGAGGCCTATCGGAACGACCCGGTGGCTTTTGTGCGGAACGTGTTGGGCGCGGTTCCGTTGCCTTGGCAGGAGGATTTCCTGCGTGCGATCGCCAGGGGCGAGCGGCGCTTGAGTGTGCGTGCCGGCCATGGTGTGGGGAAGTCGACGGCCTGCAGCTGGGCTTTGATCTGGCACATGACGACGCGCTACCCGCAGAAGAGTGTTGTTACGGCGCCCACTGCTGCGCAGTTGTTCGATGCGTTGTATGCCGAGCTGAAGACCTGGGTGAACAAGCTGCCGCCTGTGTTGCGGGACAGTTTCGAGGTCTTCAGCGATCGGATTGCGTTGAAGGGCGCGCCGGAGAGCTCGTTTATCTCGGTCAGGACCAGCAGCAGCGAGCGGCCTGAGGCGCTGGCGGGTGTCCACTCAGAGCATGTGCTGCTGGTGGTGGACGAGGCGTCAGCTGTGCCGGAGGCGGTGTTTGAGGCGGCTGCTGGTTCGATGTCGGGGCATAGTGCGAGCACGATCTTGATCAGCAACCCGACGCGCAACAGCGGGTTGTTTTACAAGACGCACCACGACCTGGCGCAGGATTGGCATCGGATGCACGTTTCGTGCGCGAACAATCCGTTGGTCTCGAAGGATTTTATTTCGCAGATCGCGGCGACGTATGGCGAGAGCAGCAATGCGTTTCGGATCCGGGTCTTGGGTGAGTTCGCGCTGGCGGACGACGACACGCTGATACCGGCCGAGCTGGTGGATGGGGCCTTGGATCGTGACGTGACGGTGGGGGTTTCGGAGCCTTTGGTGTATGGCTTGGACGTTGCGCGCTTTGGTACTGACCGCACGGCCTTGTGCAAGAGGAAGGGCAATGTGGTGTTGGAGATCCGGCACTGGGGTGGCTTGGATTTGATGCAGACCGTGGGTGCGGTGGTTAATGAGGCGAAGAAAGATGCGCCGGCGGAGATCTGTGTGGACACGATTGGGCTGGGGTCTGGGGTGGCGGACCGGCTGCGTGAGATGGGTTTGAATGTGCGGGACGTGAATGTGGCGGAGAGTTCTGCCATGAACCCCAATGCCCACCGGCTGAGGGACGAGCTGTGGTTGGCCGCCAAGGATTGGCTGGCTACCCGCGCGGTGAAGCTACCGAAGGATGAAGTGCTGCGGCACGAGCTGGTTACCCCAAGGTATTCGTTCACGTCGACGGGGAAGATCGTCGTTGAGAGTAAGGACAGCCTTAAGAAACGGGGTTTTCGGTCGCCGGATTTATCAGACGCTCTTTGCCTAACCTTTGCCGGCCAGGCGGCGCTGGTGGGTGGTCGTGGGACGGCCTGGGTGGCGGGTAAGCCTTTGAAGCGTGGGATTAGGGGTGTGGTTTAATTCTTGCGTTCTGTGCGCAAGGTGATTAGGTTCTGTGTGGATTTCGGGGGTTTTCTTGGATGAAGACGCCGGCTTGGCAGCGTGCTGAGGGTAAGAGCCCGAGTGGTGGCTTGAATGCGAAGGGGCGTGCTTCTGCGCGTGCTCAGGGCATGGATTTGAAGCCCCCTGTGAAGAGCGGCGACAACCCGCGTCGTGCGTCGTTTTTGGCGCGTATGGGGAACATGCCGGGGCCTGAGTTTAAGGATGGGGAGCCGACGCGGCTCCTTTTGTCTTTGCGGGCTTGGGGTGCGTCGAGTAAGGCAGATGCGCGGTCGAAGGCTAAGGCTATTTCGGCGCGGAACAAGGGCAAGGTGAAATGAAGAAGCCTGTGTGGCGGACGCCTGATCCGACGAAGGGTGACAAGAAGCTTTCGCCTGGCCGGAAGGCAGCGGCGAAGGCGATGGCGGCGAAGGCGGGTCGGCCTTATCCGAACGCTGTCGACAATATTCGTGCTGCGCGCAAGAAGGGTAAGTGAGATGGCCGAGATGATGGACGACGTTGAGGGTGGCGAGGCTTGCCCGGCGGCGACGGGTGATCTGACGTTGAACCTTCGCAATCGGGGTCGTGCGATTGACAAGGCGGACTATGGTCCGATGAACCCTAACGAGCCCAATGATCAGTATTGGCAGCGTATGGCGGCGCGTTGGGACGTGCCGGCCGACGAGGCCAAGACGATGCGTTGCGGCAATTGCGGCGCGTTTAATCAGACCTCTCGCATGCTGGCGTGCATTGAGAATGGCTTGTCTGACGACCGGAATGAAGATGCGATGGAGGTCGTCGAGGCGGGTGATCTTGGTTTCTGCGAGATCTTTGATTTCAAGTGCGCGGCTGCGCGGACGTGCTCTGCCTGGATTGTCGGCGGTCCGATTAAGGACGAGGGCGACGAGGAGGGCGAGGAAGAGTACGAGGAAGAGTACGAGGAAGAGGGCGGCGAAGAGTACGGCGAGGCTGAGGGCGGTTCTTCTGAGGATATGAGTGCCGAGGAGGAAGAGTAATGGCTGGTCTGCTCGATCGCGAGGACGATGAAGAGGTCAGGGGCCGCCGTCGTGAGCGAGCGGCTGCGCAGCCTGGTGTCGCTGGGTATCTCAATCGTGCTGGGCAGGCTGTTGGCGATGCTTACGACTATTTCCTGTCGATGCCTGACCGGATCCGGCAGCAGACCTATGACTATGCGGTGAGCCGGGGTGTTGATCCGGCTATGGCGGCTTCTGCTGCCGATCGTGTGGCAAGCCGGGCGGGCCGCACGACGGGTGCGGTTGAGTTCTTGATGCCTCAGACGGCCGGCGATGTCGCGCTGATGGCGGCTGGTCCTTTGGGTCGTATGGCGCCGGCAGCTGGTCGTGCGGCTTTGGCGCTTGGCGGTGGCCTGTTGGGCATGGAGCCAAGCGAGGCTGAGGCTGGGCGCGGCGATGCGGTGGCGCGTGGGGCGCGGAATGTCATGCAGCGTGCTGTCGATGCGGTGACCGGCGGTGGTGGCCGTACTGCGCGCGCGCCTGTGACCCCCGAGGGGTATGCGGTGAAGGGGCCGGAGTACACGCGGGCGCAGCAGTCTGTTCTGCGTGAGCTCGCCTCAGAGGCGCCGGGCGTGGGGCCGATTGATCTTTCTCGGGCTGCCGGTGTTGGATCTACGCCTCAGGCGCCTCTTGAGCGTGTGGTGCCGCCGCGTGGCGTGTCGCCTCGCATGCAGCGTGCGCTTGAGAACCCCGACGTGACGGAGGGCGTGCGCGGCAGCATTCAGTCGGGCGTCGATATGGGCGCCGATCGCTGGTATCACACAGATCCGATCCTCCAGGCCTTCATCGCGGAGCTGGGGCCGGAGGTTGGACCCCAGCGTTTCCGCCGGTACATGGACTATGTCGCGGCGACGTCGCCGCGGTCTGACGTGTCGACGAATATCCGCAATGCGAGCTTCTACTACACGCGCGACGGCCAGCCTCTTGCAAAGGAGGATCTGATTTACCCATACGGCCATGTGGCGCAGAACCTGCATCTGCAGAACGCGGCGACGATCCAGAATGGCGGCTTCAATGTATTGCAGAACCCGAAGCCGGCGTCGTTCTCGGAGAACCTGCAGGGCAACCTGACGCCGGTAACGGTCGACACGCATGCCTTCCGCAACATCGGCATGCGGACGCGCGACCCTGAGTTCCTCGAGACGTCGATCTCAGTGCCGAATAAGACCGGCAAGGCCGTGGCAAACCTGGCTGATGAAGAGCGCGAGCTCCTGACCATGGCGCAGCGTTACGGCGAGGTCTCGCCTGACGGCAAGAAGATCACCTTCCGCCCTCAGCAGCTGTTCCGCGAGGGGCGCCTCACGATGGACGAGGCGGTCGGGATCCCGTCCTTCTGGGCGAGCAAGCCGCGCGATAACGAATATGCGGCCGCCGAGCAGCTCTATGCCCGCCTGGGCCAGGGCTTTAGCCTTCCGCCGGCCGATACGCAGGCCGCGGCCTGGGCTGGCGCTGGCCAGCTGACAGGCCTGGCGTCTCCGCCCACGCGGACCTTCCCTCAGCTGTTCAATGAGCGCGTTGAGTACACGGCGCGCATGCGCGGCGAGGATCCTCAGGACACGCTGCGAATGATGATCCGCGGCGAGCGGCCACTGCTTGGCCTTGCCGGCGGCGGCCTAGGCGTCGGCGGCCTTCTCGGCGGCCAGGAGGATCGGTACTGATGAATGTCTCGATCTGCATTCCCGCGCGCGATGAGGTTGCCACTGGTTTTGCGCACGATCTGGCGATCATGTCGGCGCGTTGGTATGCGGCCGCGCCTGTTGGGGCGCGCTTTGACGTCCATATTGTCAACGGGACGCTGATCGCGGATCAGCGCGCGAAGCTGGCGCGCATGGCGCTGACGTCGGGCGCGGAATATGTGCTGTACCTGGACAGCGACATGCGCTTCCCGCCCTACCTGCTCGAGAAGCTCGTGGCGCACGGCAAGGACATCGTGGCGTGCAATTACGCGACCAGGCGCCTGCCGGTGAAGACGGTGGCCTTTTCTGATTTCGCGACGCTAAAGTGCATCTACTCGCACGACCGCACGGGCCTCGAGGAGGTGGATGCGATCGGCATGGGAGCGATGCTGGTGAAGACTGAGGTCTTGCGCAAGCTGCCTCAGCCCTGGTTCAACGTGTCCTACCTGCCGAGCGGTGGCATGTATGTGGGCGAGGACATCTATTTCTGCAAGCTTGCCCAGGCGCACGGCTTCAAGGTGTGGGTGGATCACGACCTGTCGAAGGATGTGAAGCACATCGGCAAGATGGAGTTCACGCACGACCACGCAGAGGCGTGTCGGGCTGATATTCCGAGCGATGTGGACGAGGCCGCGGCCAAGATCATGGAGAGCGCAGCATGAAGAAGATGTCGAAGGCCGATAAGAAGGTGGGCCAGGTCATGAAAGAGTGGAAGGGCGGCATGCTGCATTCCGGCTCTAAGAAGGGGCCGGTGGTGAAGAGCCAGAAGCAGGCCCTGGCGATCGCCATGAGCGAGGCCGGCAAGGCGAAGAAGCGTTGAAGCACTACTACGAAGAGATCCAGGGCTGGTTTAACTTCACCAAGCCCTACAAGGACGCCCTTCGTGAGGCGTCTGACGGGTCTGTCTTCGTGGAATTGGGGTGCTGGAAGGGCCGATCGGCGTGCTTTTTACTGGTCGAGGCCCTTAACGCAGGAAAAACGCCTGCGATTTATTTTGTCGACCATTGGGGCGGTTCTTGCGAGCCTGAGCATCAGCAGGATCCCGAGCTCGAGAAGGTCTACGAGCTCTTCCTGGCCAATATCGGCCGCGCCGGGTATCCCAAGGCCAATGTTTTGCGCATGCCGACCGTGCCGGCGGCTGGTTTATTCCCAGAGGAGAGCGTCGATTTCATTTGGGTCGACGCCGGCCATGGTTACGAGGACGTCATAGCCGATTTGCAGGCCTGGTGGCCGCGCTTGAAGCCTGGGGGCGTAATTGGTGGTGACGATCTGCCCATGGAAGGTGTAAAGCAGGCTGTGAACGAGTTTTTCCCAAGCCACGAGGTCGGGTCCGAGGCGGGCTGGCAGTGGTGGCGTGTTAGGAAGAAGGTCTAAGACGATGGCTCAAGGCATTACACCAGGCCGGTATGACCCCGATGTCGTAAATCTGCCCGTGGGCAGTGACGTCTACAACGACGCCACCGGCTACATGCTGCCGCAGAACGAGCCGATGGATGACGAGGAGTTCCGCTACATCGTCTTCCAGGCGATTACCGACAGCCAGACCTACATCGACAGCTATCTCGCGCCTGAGCGCGAAGCTGCGATGGCCTACTACCTGGGCGACCCTCTGGGGAACGAGGAAGAGGGGCGCAGCCAGGTCATCCTGACCGAGGTGCGGGACACTGTCCTGGCCATGCTGCCTTCGCTGTTGCGGATCTTCACCGGCGGCGACAAGGTGATCGAGTTTGTGCCGAAGGGGGCCGAGGATATTGCGGCCGCGGAGCAGGCCACCGACCTGATCAATTACGTCTTCATGCAGGAGAACCCCGGCTTCCGCATCCTGCACGACGCGATGAAAGACGCGCTGATCTGCAAGACCGGCGTGCTCACCTGGTACAAGGTCGACGAGGAGGCGGTCGAGTATTACGACTACTCAGGCCTTCTGCCGGAGGAAATCGCCCTTCTGACGTCGGATCCCGAGGTCGAGGTCGAGAGCCTGACCGAGGTGGTCGACATGACCACCGGCGAGGCCAAGACTGATCTGCGCATCCGCCGCGTGAAGCGCAATCCGCGCTATGTGGTTGAGTGCATCCCGCCCGAGCAGTTCCTCATCGATAACGAGGCGACCAGCCTCGACGACGCGATCTATGTCGGCCGGCGCAAGCTGGCGACGATCTCCGAGCTGGTGGCCATGGGCTACCCGCGCGACGTGATCGAGCAGAACGCCGGCACAGGCGGCTTCGACATGAACAACGAGGTGCTGATCCGCAACCCGGCGGACCAGAGCTTCTTTGGCATCACGCAGACCACTGACGAGACGACCGACAAGGTCTTCTACGTCGAGAGCTACATCCGCGCCGACCGCGATGGGGACGGCATTGCCGAGCTGCACAAGGTCTGCAGCGTGGGCAATGGCTCCTACATCCTGCACAGCGAGGTGGTGCAGAAGGTGCCTTTTGCCATCCTGGCGCCGGATCCGACGCCGCACACGATCTTTGGGCAGTCGATCGCAGACCAGACAATGGATCTGCAGATGATCAAATCTTCGATCATGCGGAACACGCTGGACAGCCTGGCGCAGTCCATCCACCCCCGCACGGTGGTGGTCGAGAACCAGGTGAACATGGCCGACGTGATGAACGTCGAGACCGGGGCGATCATCCGCGCCCGCGCGCCTGGCATGGTGCAGCCGCTGGCCGAGCCTTTCGTGGGCCAGCAGGCCCTCGGCGTCATGGCCTATCTGGACGAGGTTAAGACCCAGCGCACGGGCATTTCTAGGGCCTCCCAGGGCCTTGATGCCGACGTGCTGCAGTCCACTACCCGCGCGGCCGTCCAAGCCCAGCTGTCGAGCTCCCAGGAGCGCATAGAGATGATCGCGCGCCTCTTTGCCGATGGGCTGAAGCGGTGCTTCCAGGGCCTCCTGGGCCTGGTCGTGCGGCACCAGGACAAGGCCAAGATCATCCGCCTGCGTAATAAGTTCGTGCCGATCGACCCGCGGGGCTGGGACGCCGGCATGGACATGATCGTGAACATCGCGCTGGGCCGTGGCTCAGACGAGCAGCGCATGGCCTTCCTGACGCAGATCATTGGCCAGCAGAAGGAGGTCATCCAGACCTACGGGCCGTACAACCCCCTCGTCGACCTGGTTCAATTGCGCGGTGCGCTTGCGCAGGTAACGCAATTGGCTGGCTTCCAAGACCCAAGTGCATTTTGGAAGGAGATCCAGCCCGAGGAGGTGCAGGCCTTCATGCAGCAGATGTCGCAGGGGGCGAACAAGCCTGATCCGGCGACGCTGCTGGCCCAGGTCGAGGCCGAGAAGGTCAAGGCGGACATCCTGATTAACGCGGCCAAGCAGGAGCTCGAGCGCCAGAAGGCCGCGGCCGACGCGGATCTCGAGCGCGACAAGCTTTACGTCGACGCGCTGCTCAAGGCGGCCGAGATCCAAGCCAAGTATGGCGCGCAGGTCGACATGGCCGTGATCAAGGCCGAGGTCGATCGGCAGCGCAACGAGCTTAAGACCATGTTTGGCACGGCCCAGGGGCCGTTGCCTGATCAGCTGCCAGTGCAGCCGGCGCCGCCCTTGGCGATGCCTGGCATGCCGATGCCTCCAGGGGTGATGTGATGTCTACATACGAGCAAGAGGAGCTCTGGCGCGCAGCTGGGGCTCTCCACCGCGACGGAGCGGCGCAGGAGGTGCTTAAGCGCCTCGAGGCGCGCTATGTGGCCGAGTGGATGCTTTCGGCCCCCGATGAGGCGGGCAAAAGAGACGATGCGTATCACATGGTGCGCGCCGTAATTGCGTTCAGACAGCAGCTCGAGGTTTTGGCCTTGGAGCCAAGCGTGACGCAGTTCAATCGACGCTTGAAAACGGCGTCCCGAAAGGAGTAATAATTCATGGCCGAGCAATCGCAGCCAAGCGAAATCGGTTTGACAGAAGCAGCTGACCGTATTTCCAGCATCCTGGGAGGGGGAGACCCCGAACCCAGCGCCGGAAGGACTAAGGGGGCTTCTGCCGCAGTCGAGCAGACTGAGGCGTCGGCGGACCTGGGCGATGAGACTATGCCCGAGGGTGACGAGGCAGCGGATCAATCCGCGTCATCTGAGGGTGAGGGTTCTGGGGAAGTCGAGGACACTGAAGGGGAGGCCGAGGGCGGCCTGAAGCCTGACACGCTGGTCACCGTCAAGATCGACGGCAAGACCCAGCAGGTCACGCTGAAGGAAGCTTTAGACGGCTACCAGAGGCAGTCCGATTATTCGCGGAAGATGCAGCGGCTTCGTGATGAGGCTGTGGCATTTCAAGCGGATCGCCAGCAAGTGGAAGTGGAGCGGGCTCAGTACGGCCAACTCCTGGGGGCTTTAAGGCAGCAGCTCGAGCAGATGCAGCCGCAGGAGCCTAACTGGGAACAGCTGCACCGAGAGGATCCTCTCAATTTCCCGATTGTTGAGAAGCAGTGGCGCGACTATAGGGAGCGCCTGGCCGCGACGAGAGCCGAGCAGGAACGTCTGGCCGCAATTGCCTCTCATCAGGAGCAAGCCGCGCTACGGCAGCAGGTCGAGGAGGGACGTCAGTTCCTGCTCGAGAAGATGCCGGAGTGGAAGGACCAGGCTAAGTGGAACGCGGCGCGCAATAACCTTCGCGAGTATGGCCAGACGATCGGCTATTCAGAAGAAGAATTGGCGCAGGCGTATGACCCACGAGCGGTTCTAGTGCTTGAAAAGGCGCGTCGATACGACGCTCTTATGGCTAACCGGCCAAAGCCCACGCAGGGCCAAGGACCGAAGCCAATGAGGGCCGGGTCGAATGCTTCCTCTCCGAAACAGGCGACCGATGTCCAGCGAATGAGACAGCGTCTCAAAGCAAGCGGTCGCGCCGAAGATGCGGCGCGGCTATTCGGTCTACTCGATAACAGGAGATAACCCGCTATGACCGCGGTTACAAAAGCGACAACCTACGACAACGTCAACGCGATCCGCGAAGACCTGTCGAACATCATCTACGACATCAGCCCCGTCGACACGCCCTTCATGTCCAACGTCGGGCGTGACACGGCCGAGAACACCTACTTCGAGTGGCAGACGGACGAGCTGTCCGCGGCTGACACCACGAACGCGGTGATTGAAGGCGCTGACGCCGGCGACGCCGATTTCGTGGCGACGGTGCGCGTTGCCAACTACACGCAGATCTCCAAGAAGGTGGTCTCTGTGTCTGGCACGGCCGATGCGGTGAACACCGCAGGGATGCGCACCCTAATGGCTTACGAGACCGCGAAGAAGGCGAAAGAGCTGAAGCGCGACATGGAAGCCATCCTCCTCAGCAACCAAGCTGGTGTGGCTGGCAACAACAGCACGGCTCGCAAGACCGCTGGTCTGCCGACCTGGCTGCTCTACAACTACCAGGCCAATGCGGCGACTGTGTCCGCGATGTCTGGTGCCAATGGCAACGGCTATCCCGACACCGCCTGGACGGGTCTCTCGACCTCGACCGACGTGGCGCTGACGGAAACCATGCTGAAGACCGCGATCCAGCAAGTCTGGACCGAGGGTGGCGATCCGAAGGTGTTCATGGTGAACGCCTACAACAAGACCGTCGCGTCTTCCTTCGTCGGCATCGCGCCGAACCGCGTCACCTACAACCAGGTGAAGCCGGTTGCGATTGTCGCTACGGCTGACGTGTACCTCTCCGATTTCGGTGAGGTTGCCATCGTGCCGAACCGCTTCCAGCCGGGCAATTTCGCCTTCGTGCTGGACCCGGAATACGCGTCCGTGGCCTACCTGCGTCCGTTCCGCACTTTCGACATCGCCAAGACCGGCGACAGCGACAAGAAGGAAATGGTCGTGGAATACGGCCTGCGTATTAAGAGCCAAAAGGCTCACGCGGTTATCGCAAACCTTATCCCGTCGTGATAAGAGAAGGAGGGCGCCGCGAGGCGCCCTCCAGCTTGTGTAGGAAACGCAAATGGCTGACGAATACGCTCCTGCTTCGTTCAACCTGGCTTACGACAGCCTGACCGGAACGCTGCAGAAGATGCACATCACGTCTGATCAGAAGCTGGTGTTCGAGACCACCTGCGAGATCGACACCATTGCAGAGCGCGCCAGGGCCGAGATGAACGAGACCTCTCGCACGCAGAAGAGCGGCGACATGGTCAAGGTCGCGAGCCTTCCGATGATGGTCTATCTGGATCTCAAGCAGAGGGGCATCCTCGACGATCGGCCCGCTATGCGTAAGTGGCTTTCGAGCGAAGAGGCTCAACCCTATCGCACGCATTGGATGAAAAGCTGATGGCGACGATCACGAATTACGCGACGCTCCAGAGCTCGATCGCGGACTATCTGAACCGTCAAGATCTGACGGCGCAGATCCCGATGTTTATTCAGTTCTGCGAGGCAGATCTGAACACGCGGCTGCGCTGCCGAGAGCAGATCGTCCGCGCCGAGGCGACGAGCGACAACGAGTTCGTGCAGCTGCCCAGCGATTGGCTTGAAGCCATCAACCTGCAGATCGTCGACGGTACGAGCCCCCTGCGTTTTGTGACGCTGGACGAGGCGGACATCATCGTGAAGGAGCGGCGCTATGAGCGTGTCGCGGCCTACTCGCTCATGAATGGCGCGATCGAGCTCGTGCCGGCACCGTCTGACGACGTCGACATCGAGATGATTTACTACGGGAAGATCCCGGCCCTCTCCGACAGCAATACGACCAACTGGCTGCTGACCAAGGCGCCGGATGTTTACCTCTATGGCGCGCTGACGCATGCCGCGCCGTTTCTTGTGGACGATCAGCGCATTGCTGTGTTTGGGTCGTTCTACAGCGGGCGCGTGCAGGCCCTCAATGATGAAGCCCAGAAATCGCTCACCAGCGGCTCTCCGTTGGTGGCTCGCACCAGGAGGTTCTACTAATGGCTGGCTTTTCAAACTACGGTGAAAACCTTGTTCTGACATGGCTGCTGACGACCGGAAGCGCAACGCGCCCGACGTCGTGGTACATCGCCCTCTACACCGTGGCGCCTGGCGAAGGCGGTGGAGGCACTGAGGTGTCTGGCGGATCCTACGCGCGCCAGGCGGCGACCTTCACGGTCTCCGGCACTGCGCCCACCGAGGCAACGAACAGCGCCGCGATCGAGTTCCCGACGGCGACAGCGTCCTGGGGGACGGTCGTTGCGGCCGCGATTTACGACGCTTCGACCTCCGGCAACATGCTGGCCTTCGCCAACCTCGACACGTCCAAGACGATCGACAGCGGCGACGTGCTGCGCTTCAACGCCGGCGCTCTCGACCTGACGCTGGACTGATAGCCCATGGCTGACTACGGCGTCGCAGATTACGGCGAAGGTCTCTATGGCTCCGGCTATGTGCTGGAGGTCTCGGAGACCATCGCCGCGACGTCTAATCTCACCGCCGCAGCGGCAAAGATTAAGACGGTCTCTGCTACTTGCGCCGTCTCGTCTAATTTAGCAGCCACCGCGATCAAGATTGCGGTGGCAAGTGAAACGATCGCCTGCTCATCTGGCGCTACAGCCAGCGTCACACGCGTCATAACGGCTTCCTGGCTGGATGCGGCGACGTCTTCGATGATGGCGGCCGCGTCGAATACCGAGCTGGCGGCCATGACCATTGCGGCGGCGGCAAACCTGACCGCGGCCGGGCAGAGGGTGCGCGAGGTCTCCGAGACGATCGCGGTGCAGTCTGCGGCCTCTTTCAACGGCCAGGCCGTGAGGCAGGTCAGCGGCACCGGGGCCTCGACCTCGGACGCCACGGCTGACGGATACGTCGTCTTCCTCGACAGCGCGACGTTCTCCGCGACCTCCGGCATGACGGCAGATGCGCAGCGCGTGAGGCTCGCCGCCGAGACGATCGCCGCTCAGTCGAATGCGATTTTCCTTGGCAATGCGGTCTTTTCTGCCCTAGAAACTATCCCGGCTTCCTCAGACATGACGGCAGCTGTGCTGCGGGTGAGAGCAGGGGCAGAGACGATTGTGATTACCTCCGCGATGACAGCCAATGCGAGGTACTTGTGGGAGCCGGAGCCGGTTTCTCCTGAAACCTGGTCACCGACGAGCCCCCTTTCTGAGGTCTGGACGCTCAATCCAGTCTCCCCCGAGACCTGGACGCCGACGAGCCCTGCCTCGGAGACCTGGACACCAAAGCCCACGTCGTCACCGACGTGGAACGTACTGAATTAGGAGGCACCTGATGGCCGATACCTACACGACGAACCTTAATCTGACCAAGCCCGAGGTCGGCGCGTCGCGCGACACCTGGGGGACCAAGACCAACGAAGACTGGGACAAAGTCGACGCGGTCTTCGCGGCCGCCGGTTCTGGTACGTCTGTCGGTTTGAATGTCGGGTCCGGTAAGACGCTTTCGGTGGCAGGAACGCTTACCGCCACGGCCGCTACCGTCAATCTCGGCGCGGGTAATACGTCATTCAAGGACGGGACCGACGCGACAAAAATCGCCAAGTTCAGCGCGGCTTCAATCACAACAGGGACGACCCGCACCTTTACGCTCCCGGATGCGGACACGACGCTCGTCGGCACAGGCACAACGCAGACGCTGACAAACAAAACTCTGACCAATCCGGCGATCAATGGCTTTACCGGCGACACGTCGGTAATCAATGTCGGTAGTGGGCAGATCTACAAGGACGCCAGCGGCAACGTGGGGATTGGGACGAGTTCGCCTGGCACTTACGACTCAAAATTGGCCGTTGTTGGAAACTTCTCCCTTGTAAATACGGGCGCCAAGTTTTATCCGTATTACGTCAGTGCCACCAACCACAACTACGTTTCCTCCTCTGCTGGCGGGGATATGACGTTTGGCACTGGCACGTTTTCTCCAGCCGAACGTATGCGCATCGACGTTAGCGGCAACGTCGGGATTGGGACGAGTTCGCCGGCTGGGAAATTGGATGTTGCTTCCGCTGGAACGACATCCACAATTATTCAAACACGCAATGGGACGACGAGTGTTTATCTCGACGCCAATAACGGCTATTCGTACCTAAATACATTTACCAATCACCCCATGTTATTTGGCACAAACAATGCCGAACGCATGCGCATCGACAGCAGCGGCAATTTAGGTGTCGGGACTAATGCGCCCGCAGGCCGTGTCGATATTGTCGCCAATGGTTACGGTGCTTTTGTGGCGCGCTCTTCGTCTTCAGGTGCTGCTGTTGATGTCGTAGCCATGAAGGCTACCGATTCCGGTGCGTCCAACTTTGCTAATGCTGCCTATCAGGCGCGTTCCCATGTGTGGGGTATCAATGGCGCCACGCTTGCGATGGAGCTCGATACGTCGGGCAATCTAAAGTTCAATTCCGGTTACGGTTCCGTCGCAGTGGCCTATGGTTGCCGGGCGTGGGTCAATTTCAATGGCACAGGGACTGTAGCGATTAGGGCCAGCGGAAACGTTAGCTCGATTACTGATAACGGAGTGGGCCTATATACGGTCAACTTTACAGCGAGCATGCCAGACGTAAATTACGCCGTTCTTGCGATGAACAATGCTCAGTCCAGCAATAACAGAATCACTGCTATCAACAATACAAGTCTGGCAACCGGGAGCGTGCAAGTCTCCAACGAAGACCCCAATCAAAGCTATGGGACGGGCAGGGTCGATTCATCGACCGTGATTGTCGCGATCGTTCGCTAGGAGCGCAAAATGAACCAACGCATCATTTATCCCACAGACGAAGGCGGTGTCGCCGTCATCATCCCTGCGCCCGAGTGCGGGCTGACGATTGAAGAAATCGCCGCCAAGGATGTGCCTGAGGGTAAGCCATTCAAGATCGTGGATGTCGATGACATTCCAGCAGACCGCACTTTCCGTGGTGCTTGGGAGTACAGCGAATGATTACGGTGAACATTGATAAGGCCAAATCCATTGCGCACGACATGCGTCGTCAGGCCCGAGCTACAGAGTTTGCTCCGCACGACGAGGTGATCGCCAAGCGCATCCCCGGCGTTGCGGAAGCAGAGGCGGAAGCTGCGCGCCAGGCGATCCGTGACAAGTATGCGGTCATGCAAAACGTCATCGACGCGGCTTCTTCGACAGAAGAGCTGAAGGCCGCCTTGGGTTTGTAATAGAAGGATCCTTATGAGCGATGTCGCAAGATCTCTACAACATCATCGTCGGGGTCAGCGGCGCTGCTGCAGGTTGGATCCTTAAAGTGTTGTGGGAAAGCGTGCGATCCCTTCAAGGTGACATGAAGGAGATCGAGCGCGAGATCCACACCAAGTATGTGACTAAGGACGACTACAAGTCAGACATTCAAGAGCTCAAAGACATGTTGAAAGCAATCTTTGAGCGCCTTGAAAGAAAAGCAGATAAGGGTTAGCGCCATGTCAGACGCAGCCAAACAGGCCCAAATGTCTGAGCAAATGGCGGCTAACGCATCCAAGGGGGCGTTAATCGAGAAAGTCGTCTTCGCTGCTGTCCCGATCCTTTTTTCCTGCGTGGTGTACCTGATGACCTCGCTGTCGTCTGCCAATCAGGAAATCACCATTCTTAAATCGCGTGTGGCGGTGGTGGTGACACAAGACAATCGAGCCATCCCGCCGCAAGGTACGACTATCGACATGGCGCAAATCAGGGAACAACTGACACAGCGTATTGATCAGGTCGAGCGGGATGCTGCTATTGCTCGCGGCAATATGACATTGGATAGAGAAAAATCCATGGCTGGTATTGAGCGCAGCAGGTTGGAGATGGCAGCTGATGCAGCTGCTGCTCGTGCTTCTATTCGCGCTGATCTTACGCGCGTTACCAACGATCTTGAACGGCGCCTGGCGCTACTGGAGAGCCGCGGTGGAAACGCTACTCAACCTCGTTAAGACGGTTGCTCCGTCCATTGCCAACGCTGTTGGCGGTCCTTTGGCTGGTATGGCAACCCGCGCCATATCAGAAGCCCTTCTAGGTAAGCCTGACGGCACTGAGGATGAGCTTATTGAAGCCGCAACCAAAGCCACCCCAGAGCAGCTGCTGGCGCTGAAGCAAGCCGAGCAATCCTTCGCGGTGCAGATGCGCGAGCTCGACATCGACCTGGAGCGCATTGCCAGTGCCGATCGGGCTTCCGCCAGGGAGCGGGAGGTCAAGACCGGCGATTGGACGCCTAAGGCTTTGGCCGGGGCTGTAACCCTCGGCTTCTTTGGCGTGCTGGGTTACATGATCTCCAACGGCCTGCCTCAGCACGGCGGCGAGGCCATGCTGGTGATGTTGGGTACATTAGGTACTGCATGGGGCGCGATAATCAGCTATTACTTTGGCTCGAGCGCGGGGTCTAAGGAAAAGACGGACGCGCTGAACCAGGCGATGAAGGCAGGTCGATGAAGGACACTTTCGACAAGGCGCTGGCGGCGGTTCTGAAGCACGAAGGGGGCTTCGTGAACCATCCGCGTGATCCAGGCGGCATGACTAACCTGGGATGCACCAAGAAGACGTGGGAAGGCTGGGTCGGTCGTCCTGTCGACGAGGCAGAGATGCGCGCCTTGACGCCGGCAGATGTGGCGCCTCTCTATAAGGCACGCTACTGGGACGCGATCCGCGGCGATGATCTGCCCCCTGGGGTGGACTACGCCATGTTCGACACGGCGATCAATTCCGGCCCGAAGAGGGCTGTTATCTTGGCCCAGAAGATTGCGGGCGCAACGCAAGATGGTGCCATTGGGCCTAAGACGCTGGCGGCCATCAAGGACGCCGTCGCGACCTCCGGCATCGAGGCTTTCATTGCGAGTTATTCGGAGGCGCGTGAGGCTTTCTTGCGCAGCCTGCCTACCTTCGATGCCTTTGGGCGCGGGTGGGTGCGTCGTGTGGATGAAGTGGAGGCTGTCGCCTCTGTCCTAGCTACATCGGAGGTTGCCTGATGCCTCTCGCCGCTCTGAACCTACCAGCTGGTGTTGTGAAGCCTGCGACGCCGCTCCAGGTGAAGGGGCGGTACTGGGATGCAAACCTGGTGCGGTGGCGCTCTGGGAAGCTTTTGCCGGTGGGGGGGTGGCAGCGCGTTACCAGCTCGCCTCTCGGGAGCATGGTGCGAGGCATCTTCACCTGGTCCTCGAATGACGGCGTGCCTTACGCGGCGATCGGTTGCAATCAGCAACTGTATGTCCTCGAGGCTTCTACCTTCAATAACGTCACGCCAGGCGGATATACGCCGCCAGACCAAGCCCAATACGGCGCCTATGGTGCCTATGACTACGGTGAGCTTCTTTATGGGCTTGACTACGCCTCTGTCGCGATCGCGACGGCGGTACGCACGTCCAACGTCGTGACCATCACGACGGCAGAGGCGCACAGCTTTCCGGTCGGTATGTCGGTGTTGATTGCGGGCGTAACAGATGCGACCTTCAACGGCACCTTCACGATCGCCAGCGTGCCTTCTTCCACGACATTTACCTACGCGCAGACGGCCAGCAATGCGTCATCTTCTGGTGGCACAGCTGCGTTGCCGGTGGCCGACAGGCGGCCTGAAAGCGCGGCCTTTGTCCCGTCGTTCTCGTGGACCTTCGATAACTGGGGCGGCGATCTTCTGGCCGTGTCCTCGAGTGACGGAAGGCTCTTGCATTGGAACCACAACGAGCCCGTTGCTGCGCCTGTAGGAACAAACGACATCGTCAACATCGTGCGTTCTTCTAACGTGGCGACAGTAACGACCGAAGACCACCACGGCTATCTTGCCGGCGAGAGCGTCGTCGTGTCTGGTAACTCGGTTGGCAGTTTCAATGGCACGCAAACGGTGGTCGCCGTCATAAATGACACCAGCTTCACCTTTTCTTCATCAGGTACAGATACGACCGGCAGTGGTGGATCTGTAACGACCACCAAGACGATACCAATCAACAACCGCGCAGTGATTGTGACGCCAGAGCGCCACGCTGTGCTGCTGGGCGCCGGCGGTTATCCGCGCCGCGTCGCCTGGAGCTCGCGCGAAAATTACACCGATTGGGATTTCGCCAGCACGTCAAACACGGCCGGCTACCTGGATCTGGACACGGAAAGCGCGCTGGTGATGTGCGCCCCGGTGCGTGAAGGAACCCTGATCTGGACAGACAGCGAAGCCTGGCTGATGCGCTTTATCGGTCTGCCCTACGTTTACTCGATCGAGCGCATCGGCTTTGGGTGCGGCCTGATGTCGCCTCGGTCCTTTGCGACAACGGCCGGGCGCTGCATCTGGATGGGCAAGGAAAGCTTCTGGATGTACGACGGCGGCGTCGTGAAGCCTCTGGCCTGCGATGTCGGCGCCTATGTCTTCGACAACATCGACCGAGATGCTGGCCCACTGTATTCGCACGGGGCAGATAACGGCGTTTTTTCAGAGGTCTGGTTTTGGTTCCCGTCGCAGGGCGAGGATTATCCCAACCTGTCGGTGTTCTATAACTATCAGGAAAACTGGTGGGGGATCGGTAACACGATGACGCGCACGGCCGCCTGCAGCGCCGGCGTGTTCAAGTTCCCCCTGGCGGCCGACGAGAACAACGACCTGTATTACCAGGAGAACGGCTGGACCGCGGCCGGCACGCCGATCGAAGAGGATCGCTACGCTGAGACCGGGTCTCTTAACCTGCAGAACGGCAATGCGATCTCCTTCGTGCGCCAGGCGCTTACGGACAGCGGCTACGGGTACGACAGCACGCAGCTGACCTTCTTCTCCTCCTTTACGCCGGAGGGCTCTGAGACCACCTCAGGCCCCTACAACCCCAGGTCTGACGGCTACACCGACGTGCGGGTGACAGGGCGGGATTTCCGTATCAAGGTGGCGGCCACTGAGGACGCAGAGTGGAGCATTGGCGAGATGCGGATTGATTTCGTTCCTAAGGGGCGCAGATGAGGGCGAACCTTCCTCCGGCCCCCGCGGGCTATGACCCAGGCTATTTCACGCGGGCATTCTCGGCCTTAGACCAGATCATCGGCCAGGCGGTGATCAAAATTGAGGCGGTCGAGTCGGTTTTGCTTCAAGCACCCGATGGTTCTGTGTATAAAGTTTCGGTAGATAACAGTGGGAACCTGGTAACAACGGCGGTGGCCCTTGGACAAACAGGCTCTCCTCCTTACTAGGATGCGGAAGGCGCTGCGATTGGGCAGCGACACGCACACCCTAGAAGACGTCATCGAAGCCCTCAAACGAGGGGAGATGCAGGCGCACTACAACGATCGCGCGATCATCGTCACCGAGATCTCGCAGTCGCCAAGGCGCAAGTTCCTTCACTGCTTTATCTCGGCCGGCGAGCTCGATGCAGTTCTGCAGCTCATGGACGAGGTAGAGAAGTGGGCATTGGAACAAGGATGCGAGTTCGCTCGAGCATGTGTTCGACCGGGCTATGAGCCGATCTTCAAGGCCAGAGGCTGGAAGCGGCGGATGATCATGATGGAGTACCACCCCAATGGGAAGTAGCGCACCTAAGGCACAGCCGGTCACGCAGACGACCTCCCTCCCTCCGTGGCTGGAAGGCGTCACGAAAGAGAACCTGAAGATCGCTGACGAGATCAGCAGGAGGCCATATCAGGCATATACGGGGCAGCTGCAGGCCGGCTTTACGCCAGAGCAGGAGGCTGCATTCCAGTATGCGCAGGCCGGCATCGGCGCGACACAGCCTATCTTTGGTCAGGCAATAGATACGGCATCGCAGGCAGCGCAGTACAACCCGATGTCGGTCAATGCATCGCAGATCGGCTACCAGAGCGTGAACGCGCCCAATTTCCTGCAGGGCGATGTCAGCGCCTACATGAACCCTTACATTCAGAACGTCGAGAATGCTGCGCTCTCGCGCCTCGAGGGGGCAACGCAGCAGGCGGTCAATCGTCTGGGGGATCAGGCGCTTGCAGCCCGAGCCTTTGGTGGATCCCGGCAAGGTATCGCGGAAGGCGTCGCGCTTGGCGAGGCAACCCGGTCTGCCGGCGAGCTCTCTGCCAACCTCCGTTCGCAGGGCTACAACCAGGCGGCGGCATTGCTGCAGGCGGACCAGCAGCGCGCGATGCAGGCGCAGCTGGCTAATCAGCAGGCAGGTCTGACGGCCTCTCAGGTCAATGCCGGTCAGGCGCTGCAGGCGCAGCTGGCGAACCAGACAGCCGGCCTGCAGGGCTCGCAGCAGCGCCTGGCGGCGGCCAACCAGCTGGCCAACCTGGGTACGAATTATCAGCAATCCCGGCAGCTGGATGCGGCCCTGCTCGAGAACATCGGCCAGCAGCGCCAGGCGATGAACCAGGCCGCGCTTGATGAGGCCTATGCGCGCTTCCAAGAGGAGCGCAACTATCCGATCGAGATGCTAAACCTGCGCCTGGGCGCGACGTCGGCCACGCCTTACGGAACGACGACGAGCGGGACGCAGTTCGTGCCTCAGGGAAATAACTTCCTGGCTGGTCTCGGCGCGGCTGGTAGTGCCGCCTCGGGCTTCGCTGCGCTTGCCGGGGTGTTCTGATGAAGGTTTTGCAGTTCTCTGGGGGGAAGGACAGCCTGGCCTGTCTATATCTCCTCAGAAACGAATGGGACACGCTGCGCGTCGTTTGGGTCAATACCGGCGCGGCGTATCCCGAGACCCTTGCATACATGGAAAAGTGGAAGGCGACCCTTCCTCATTTCATCGAGGTCAAGACCGATCAGCCGGGCCAGGTGGCAAGAAACGGATACCCGGCAGATGTGATCGTCGTGAACGACACACCTTTTGGTAGGCAGTTCATTAAGCGCGATGCTCCCCTTGTCCAGCCATATCTAAATTGCTGTGCGGAAAATATCTGGTTTCCTCTTCTGAACGCGATCAACGAAATCGGCGCGACTGAGATTGTGCGTGGCCAACGCAAGTCAGATGTGCGGCAATCGTTCGTTCGCGACGGGGATGTGATCGAGGGCAAGAAGTACACCTTTCCCATTTACGAATGGACGGACGAGCAGGTCTTTTCATATTTGAAAGAGGTTGGTGCTGAGATGCCGGCAGGATATGCGCGTGGCGAAAAGACGGGGCGTGATTGTTGGGACTGCACGGCCTATCTCGACGAAAACGCCCAGCGCATTAAGAACCTACCAGACGACAAACGCACGGTCGTGCTAAGTCGACTGCATGCAATTCGTGAGGCTGTCATGGGCAGCGATTTGGTGAAGGATTACGGCCATGGCTGATATGCAGACGATCGCGGACTACATTTACCGTCGCGCGATCGACCGAGGCGTCGATCCAAACCTGGCGCTGGGGATTGCCAGCAGGGAGGGTCTGAACGAGCGGACGCTCAACTCTCCGACGTTTGGCAATGTCGACACGCGCGGCTATTCATTCGGCCCCTTTCAGCTGTTCTCTGGATCTCGCGACCCGCGCCGCATCGCGCCCGGCGGGATGGCCTACGAGTTCCAGCAGCGTTTCGGGGCGCCTCCCTCGCGGGATAACTGGCAGCAGCAGGTGGATTTCAGCCTCGATCGGATGCGCTCCGGTGTGACGCCCTGGCATGCGGTGCGCAATGCCGGTGGCGTGGAGCCCATCACGCAGATCGGCCGCGAGACCGCGTCGCGCTTTGGTCTTGGTGCGCCTGGTAGCCCCACATACCAAGGCGCGGAGGCGAACCCTGGCAACACGGCGATGCCGGTGGCACCAGCTGCGCCTGCAGCAATGAACCCGTCTGCAGCTGGATACCAAGGCGCAGAGGCGAGCCCCGGCAACACGACGATGCCGGAGCCCGTTTATGGCAGCGACATCGGCACGTCTCTGCGACGTCTCGGCAATTTCATCGCCCCGAACCTGGTGGATCCAGCCACGCCGTTGACGCCAGAGCAGATCACGCAGCAAAGGGAAGAAGAGCAAAAAAACGCTGCGCGCTTGGCCTCTGCCGGAGCGGCGCAGCGAAGCTTCCTGCAAATGCAATCTCTCGGGCAACAGCAACAAATGCAGCAGCCAGATCTGCGTGCGCAGGTAGGCGGCCCCCGTCAATTCCAACCCATTCAGCCACTGCAGCCCCTGCAACGCCGGCGCGGCCTTTTGGACTAGGAGACAAGCATCATGGTGGGTCTTCTCGATTTCTTCACTGGCGGCGATCCGACCGAGATGGCGCAGATCGACCCGCGCTACGGCGTCCCTAAGTCGGACGTGCGCGACGCGGCGGTCAATACGCTGGCCAACATCAGCGCAACGCTGCTTGCAGCCGGCCAGCCGATCATGCCAGCGCAGCGCGCGCAGATCTTTTCTCAGCTGGGCCAGGCAGCGTCGGGCTTCAACACGGATCTGTACAACGCCTCGCAGCGGCGGCTGATGGCGTCTCAGATGGATGCGCGTCGCGCTGAGGGCGAAGAGCTGAAGCAGATCCAAGAGCTGATGAAGAACCCCGAGGCCTTCAAGGCGCGCACCGGGTACGACCTGCAGCAGTTTGGCGGCATGCGCGCCCAGGACATCAGCCAGGCGCTGCGCCAGATCAGGATCCAGCGCCTCGGCCAGGATCCCCTAGAAGCCGAGCAGCGCCAGCTGCAGGTGGAACAGCTGAGGCGGACGATGAACGAGCCGCGCACGGTGGAAGCCGGTGGCGCGCTGTATCAGTTTAATTCCCAAACCCAACGCTGGGATCGCGTCACGGAGCCGCGGCCGCAAGGTGGTCTCGAGGGTGACGCGCAGGCCACCATCCTGCAGGGCATGCGTAATCCCGCCATGGTAAACACGCCTGAATATGCGGTGGCCTTCACGCGCCTTTACGGCCCGCGCACCGAGATCCGCAATGGCGAGGTGGTGACAATCCAGCCGGAGGTGCCGGTGGGTGTGCCTCGGCCTAGCGCGGCGGCCGCGGCAGCTGCCGCTCCTGCAGCGCCGGCGGGTGAAGCTTCTGCCGCGCCTGGGGCGCCTCAGGCTCCGCCGGGCGGAGATACGCGCACGGTTACGACGCCGGGCGGTGGGCAGGTGTCGATCACCAGTACGCAACCGCGGCAGCTTGGGGCGGCCGAGCTCAAGCTCAAGGAAGAGACCGAGAGCAACCTTCAGAGCATGCGCGACGCCGAAGGTTCTTTGCGGGAGGCACTGCGCCTTAGCCCGCAGGCTTACGCGGGGCCAGGCGCTGCACTGCGCGGAGCGGCGGCCGGCGCGACGGGTTTCGACCAGAGTAGTGCGGTGGCGACGCGGTCTCTTACCTCGATCATGACCGAGCAGGCGCTGTCTCAGCTGCGCTCGATCTTTGGCGGCAACCCGACTGAAGGCGAACGTAAGATCCTGCTCGACATGGGCGCGTCGGCGAACATGAGCAGGGCAGAGCGTGAAGCTCTACTGAACCGGGCGATCACCGCGGTGCAGAGGCGGCAAACGGACGCGGAGCGCCGGCTGCGCGAAGTCTCATCTGGCGAATACGGGCGCGTGCAGCCCGGCTATACGCCGCCGGTAGCTGCTCCCAGTGCGCCTGCGCTTCCCCCTGGCTTCGAGGTCATTCGCTGATGAGCAATGTGGCAATCAACCGGGAAACCGGCGAGATCTTGGTCGTTGGAGACGACGGTCAGTGGAAGCCGGCGCAGCGCGCCAGGAACCCACAGACAGGCGAGGAGATCTTCAACGACGGCACGCAGTGGAAGCCCATTCCTGCAGCGCCTCCGCCTCAGCGCACCGCCACGGAAGGCCTTGCGCGCGGCGCTGGGTTGGGTCTGCGAACCTTTGGGGACATTGGCGCGGGCATGCTTGCCGGGGCCGCCATGGGCGCTCCTTTCGGTGGCGTGGGCGCAATCCCTGGCGCGATCGCCGGCGGCGTGGCCGCAGGCCTAGCGCGGCCTGTCTCTGACCTGGCGGTAAGCGCCTGGAACGCAGCAACGGGTGGCAATCAGCGCACGCCGTCGCAGGCCTATGACGAGCTCATGACGCGCGCCGGCGTGCCTCAGCCGGAAGGCGCGATGGAGCGCATGACGAGCACGGCCGCGCGGGCTGGTGTGGAGACCATGCTGGGCGCGCGCCAGGCTCGCGCGATCGCAGACGCGCTGCCGATCTCGTCGCAATTCGGACGGCCGGTGGCCGAGACCCTGGCGGCTGGACCAGGCGCGCAAACCGCGGCCGCGACAACGGCCGGTGGTGTGACGCAAGGGCTGCTCGAGGGTGGCGTCCCGGCGCCGCTTGCTGTCCTTGGTGGTGTGGCCGTTCCTATGGCGCCGATGCTGCGCCCTCAGAACGTCTTCCCGGCGCGCAACCCTGGTCCGCGGGTCGAGAACCTCGACGTGTTGCGCCAGGCCGACGTGCCTCTCACGCCGGCGCAGCAGCTGGGCAACCCCAGCGCGTCGGTCTTCGAGAGCGCGATGCGTTACCTTCCGACGTCCGCACCTACGGTGGCGCGCGCTGAGGACAACACCATGCGCGGCTGGACGCGCGCGGTTAATCGGCAATTCGGCCTGGACAGCGACATCGCCACGCCGGAGGTGCTCACGGCCTACCAGCGCCAATGGGGCCAGAAGGCAGACGCGCTCGAGGCCGCGACCAGGCTTCGCCCGGACGACACCTTCGCCAACCAGGTGAGCGGCATGCGGTCGCAGTACACGCGCGGCCTGGATGAAGGGCTCTATCGGGCCTTCGACAGTCAGCTGCGCCGCGTCGAGGAGTTCGTCGCTGCTCGAGCTCAAGGCGCCGAGATGCCCGGCGCTAACTATCGGGTGATCGACGGTGAGCTGCGCTTCGCGGCCGACAGCGCCAAGCGCAGCGACAATCCTGCGATCCAAGAATACGGCAGGGCGATGGCCCGGCTGCGCGACAGCTTCCAAGGGCTCATGGAGCGATCTGCCGCCCAGACGCCCACGCAGGCGGCTGGTGGCGCTCAAGCCACTGCGCCCGGCAATCAGCCACTACTGCCTGGTCAAGCGCGTTTGCCGGGGCCAGACGGGCGTGCCTTGCAGGTCACCGGCGGAAACCTTCCCAGCACGCAGATGGCAGGCAATGCCGGCCAGCAGGCTGGCGGCTCAAACCTGGCCCAGGCGTGGAAGGATCTCAATCGCGACTACGCACTGTTTTCCCGCGTCAGGGAGGCCATGGGCAGCGCGACCGGCAAGGACAAGCTCAACACCGGCTTCATCCCGCCCACCGCGCTTGCACAGGTCGAGAGGGCATCTCTGGGGCCGGAGGCCTATGGGATGGCGCAAGACCCCTTCACGCGCCTTGTGCGCGCCGGGGAAGCGATCATTCCGAACCCGACGCCCAACAGCGGGACGGCGCAGCGCAGCTTCGCCCAGAACCTGCTGACCGGGGCGCGCACCAGCGGCACAACTACGGCCGGCTTGGGCGCAGGAGCGGGTGGTGCGGCCGCCGCGGGGCTGGTTGATCCGTTGATATCCGGCACCGTGGGCCTGGGCCTGCCCTACGTTTCGTCTAAGCTTTGGTTTGGCCGGCCGATCCCACCGGAGCGTCAAGGCCTGCTGGGCCTGCAGGCCCTCATGGGCGCGACCGACGCGCAGTAAGAAAAAACCCCGGCCTTTTGAGGGGCCGGGGAGGTTGCTTAGGGAGGACAGAGAAAGAACGCCACGGCCCACCTTGGCAAGTCTGCATGCCCCAAGTCAACCATTTTCTTTTCGTTACCCGAACAGGCCGCAAACCCTGCTTTTCGGCGCACTAGATGCGTCGCCTGTTGCACGAAAATCAACTAGATAGCACGCGGGGTCGGTTCTCACATGATGGTGGGATACGCGTCCAACCATCATGTTTTACTTGAAAGTTAGCGGCGGCTTTACCCGACCGCGTTACCCGGCCGGGTAAAAGCCGGGTAATCAGGCCGCCATTACCCGTTCAATGCTGTCCGCCAGGGCCTGGTCGTCGCCGGTCAGGACGCCGGCGTAGACCGCCAGGGTGACCTCCACGTTGGCATGCCCCAGGCGCTCAGAGATCGCCTTCAGCGGCAGTTTCTCGCGCAGCAGGTGGGTGGCGTGACTGTGCCGGGTGGAATGCAGGCAATAGCCCTCGTCCAGGCCGATGGCGCGCAGGGCGTCCTTGGTGGCGCTGGTCATGTAGGACAGGGTGGGCCGATCGCCCCACTTGGTGACCAGGACCGGGCGGTTGGGCGCCTGGGCAGCTTCGCGCAGCTCCTCGAGCAGAACCTTGGGCAGGCGGATGGAGCGGATGGATTTCTTGGTCTTGGGCTTCTTCTCGTACTCGACCGTGCCGATGCGCACGATCGTGCGGGAGACGTTGATCACGCCCAGCTCGAGGTCGACGTCGGACCAGCGAAGGGCGCACATCTCGCCGCGGCGCATGCCAGTGTGCAGCGCCAGGCGGAGCATGCGCGACAGGAAGGGCTTGTCGGCAGCGTAGGCCAGCAGGGCCTTGATGTGGCGCTTCTCCAGGGGCTTGCGGGGATCGCTCTCGCCCTTGGGCGCGGCCACCTTCTTCATGGGGTTCTTGGTCAGCACGCCGGCCTCGACGGCCTGGTTGAACAGGGCCTTGAGGTGGTGGTGCGTGACGGTCATCGTGCCGGGCGCGACCTGGCGGATGCGGCCCAGGTAGAAGGCCTCAATGTCGTCGCCCGTGATGGAGCGAAGAGGGCGGCCGCCGTAGTCGCGCAGGAAGGGGGCCATCAGCACCGCCTGGCCCTGGGCCGTGAGCTCCGAGATCGCCTTCAGTGCGACGCGCTTGGCCTGCCAGCGGGTCCAGTGCTGCTTCACGGTGTCGTCCGTCACCTGCACCAGGTCGCCGGCGCGGTGGCCCTTGAGGATCTCGATGCGCCGCGCTTCCGCGTCGATCTCTGATCCCTTCAGCGTTTCGGTCGAAAACTTGCGCTGCCCGGCCTCGTCCTTGGTCTCGATGCGGATCCGCCAGACGCCAGGGGAACGCTCAAATTTGGTCACCTTCATTGCCATCTCCATTGGTTTGTACCCCGCACAATAGTGGGATTGCGTCTAGCGCGCAAGGCGCTTTCCTGGCCTTTCGTCGGGGCGATAATCTTTTTTCGCAGGGCGTATTTTCTGTCTTGCGTCTAGCCCGTAAGGCGGTCTACAAGATGAGACCGACGCCGATCGGGGCGAAGGGAGCAATGGAGATGCAAATGCCGACCGACAACCAGATCAACCTCTGCAAGGCGATCTTCGCCAATGACTACAACGCCTTCAACGGTCGCCCACCCAGCGGTGTTGAGTTCGTTCAGTCCAATTTCCAGGTCTGGAGCGATTGCCTGGATTGCACGTCCGAGCGCGTGAACCTGCCTTCCGGCAAGGCGCTTTCCGGCTTGGTCTCCTCGGCCGTGCAGGCTGGTCTTGTCGGATCAGACGGGGAGGCTGTGTGGCTCACCAGGGCCGGTTTCGACGTCGCCTCTGGCGCAGCGTCACAAGTTCAAGCTTAAGGAGGAAGACATGAGAGATTTCAACGCGCCAAAATTTTGGGTCGAGGCGATCCTCGGCACCATCGGCTTTATCGCCGTGATCCTGCTCATTCTTGTGGTGGGAGCGATCGTCCTGTGAAGAAGCAGATGCATATCGTCAGGCCCGATACGCCTGGCCGGATCCGCGCGCGCATCGACGTGCTCGAGCAGTTTCTCAAGCAGGCCCACCCCGAAAGCCACGAAGCATTCCGACTGCACCAGCAGCTGGGCGAGCTGGGCCGCCAGCTGGCCGCGCTGGAAGCCAAAGCCATGGAGCAACGCGCATGAGCATCCCGAACATCCTCGAGGAACGCGGCAAGACCCATGGCCCCTATAAGGAGCAGGCCACATGGGCGCAGAACATGAAGCGCGCCATGCGCTGCCCTGACGGATGGGACAACCTCACGCCCTACCAGCGCGAGGCCCTTGACATGATTGTCCACAAGATCAGCCGCGCCCTACACGGCAATCCGCACGAGATCGACCACTGGCGCGACATCGCGGGATACGCCACATTGGTCGTCAACGAGCTCGAGGGCTGAAGCCCTCCACGCCTTCCGCCGTAGTGGCGGAAACCTCCGCCGGCGCGCCAAGTCCCTCCCCCTTAGCGGCCGGCGGAGGCCCCCAGAACAAGGAAACCAAGATGGAAATCGACGCCCACAGCACCAGCAGCGTGACCGCCGAGCTCGTCCAGGTGAAAGCCGAAGCGCGGCTTCTCCTCGAGGAGAACGGCCGCCTGCGCACCGGCCTGCACGCGATCGCGATGGCAGAGCTCACCGACGACGTCGGCCACATGCCGCCGCCTTCCGTCGTCTGGTCCACGGCCATGAAGATGAAGACGATCGCACGCGAAACCTTGGGAGGTCAGCTGTGATGACGTTCCTGCAAAGGCTCGAGCAGAACCTGGTGATCGCGGAGCGCGAGGGCGATCACTGGGGCGCGGCGCGCGAACCGACATCTTGACCAACTTGGATCAAATGATGCACTCCATGGGTTCATCAATCTTGAATTTCCTGATTCGTGGATATATCTTTCGCCTCGAAGAAGCTTGCTAAGCTCTGCGCGGACCCCCGTGGGGCCACCAAGGCGCTCGGGGCCGACAGCGCTCGGAAGCTTCGGTCCCGCCTCGCGGATCTCCAGGCCGCCGATACGGTGGCTGAGTTGGTCGCGGGCCGGCCGCATCCACTGAGCGGGTCCCGCGCGGGTCAGTTCGCGCTGGACCTGGCTGGTGGACAGCGTTTGGTCTTCCGGGCGGCACGTCAGGAAGCGTCGACAACCGGCGCTGATTGGAAACGGGTCACTGCAATCGAGATCGTGTTTATTGGGGATTACCATGACTGAGACCGCCTTCGCCCTAGATTGGGTCTCCCCTCCTGGTGAGACCATCGCCGATGTCCTCGACGAGCGCGGTTGGACGCAGGCGGAGCTGGCAGATCGGCTGGGCTTCACGCGCAAGCACGTCAACGACCTGATCCAGGGCCGTTCGACCATGACGCCGGACGCAGCAGAGCGTCTGGCTACTGTGCTCGGTTCGACCACTGGGTTCTGGCTCCGGAGGGAGGCGCAGTATCGCGCGGCGCTGGGAGAAAAGGAATGACTGACCAGTCAAATGCCGCCGCTGAACGCAGCGCGCACGTTACGCGCGGCAGTGGTGTGGTGCCGGCAGAATGGCCGGTGGTGCAATTACCGGATGGGACGTGGCAGCTGAAGGCCGTAGCCGAACGGGATGCGGAAATCGAAAAGCTACGCGCGGCTATTTGCGAGTGGGCCGCTTCTATCTGGGGATACGAAGGTGTCCTATTCCTGGAAGGGCTCAAGCACGAAGAGTTCATCAACTCAATCCTCGACGCTGAAAGAGACCGCGTCGAAGCAGGAGAAAAGCAATGAGCGATCTTCAGATCGTCGTTGGTTTTGACCCGGCGCGCGACCTCTGGATGGCCGCGGTCCTGCGCGGCAACGAGATCCTGACTATCGGGTATGAACCAACGCAAGACAAAGCCGCAGAATGGGGCGATAAGGCCGCGCAAGCCCAGGCATGGGATGGTGAGAACGAAGATCCGCCCGACGTTTACGCCCGCGCGGCGCTGGGAGAAAAGGAATGAGCATCAACAACGACGCGCCGGCGCTGAATAAGCGCGGACCATCGTGCGGCGATTGTCGCTACACCGCGGGCCAGGTGGGCGGATCTCGCACCTGCCACCGCTACCCGCAGCCGCACCGCGTCGCGGTGTCCTACTGGTGCGGCGAATACAAGTCGCTCACCGAAGACAAGCCGATCGAGAAAGGCAAAGGCCTACGCGCGCGCCTTACGGTCACGGACGCGCCCACTGTCACTCGAGCCGCCCAGGACTGAGATCAGCTGCGACGCAACATCGGGCGCGACGTCCTGCACCAGCACAACACGCACGCGCCCCTCGCCCAGCACGTCCATGCGGAACGTGCCAACAGGAGGCACGCCAGCCTCCTGCGTCACCACAGGCTCGACCCGTCTACCTCTTAAGCCTAAGCCCCGCGCTACCTCTTCCAGAGTAATCCCCAGCATTACCGCTAGGGTCACGGCGCGAGATAGGGGCGGATCCGATCCTTCTTCGCCTGAGATGAAGCGCGACACGGAAGGCTCCGCCACGCCCCAAGCGCGCGCCAGGTCGCGCTGCGTGTAGCCCTTGGCAGTCAGCCCTTCGCGCACCCAGTGGTTTTTGTCGTGTTTTCTAGTCGTGCTCATTTGTGCATCCAGCGCAATTTGCGCGCGATCTTATCGCAATGTGCCTCTTTTCACCGCACGCCCTTGCACGGGATAGTACTTAGATCCCAAGATGCCCAATTCGCGCACAAAAACCCACTATGGAAACCCTTTTTATTTCTGTCGCAGCAGCGTCAAAGCTACTTGGCATCAGTAAGCGAAGCCTCTATAGCTACATCGAAGCCGGGCTCTTTCCCGCTCTTCGCATCGGTCGCCGGATCCTCATTCGTAAGAACGACATCCAGGCAATGGTGGAAGGCAAGAAGTGAATTGGCTCTGCTTCGTGATTGGAATGTTTGTTGGCACTGCCGCCGGGATACTCCTGGCCGCTCTGCTGCACATGGCTAGAGAGGAAAGAGAAAATGCCATCCCACGTCGGAATGCCCGCAAGTGACTATCACGCGGTCGAAGCTCTGAGCGCGTCAGGCGCCAAGCTTCTGCTGCGTTCGCCGGCGCACTACATCTCGTCGAAGAGCACGCCGCGGGAACCCACCGCCGCAATGCGCCTGGGTACGCTCACGCACGCGATGATCCTCGAGCCCGACACGTTCAAGGACGAGTTCGCAGTCATGCCGAAGTTCGATCGGCGCACGACGGTGGGCAAGAAGGCCGCGGAAGAGTTCGAACAGGAACACGCCGGCAAGATCATCGTCGACGAGACAGCCTACGAGAAAGCCTCGTCCATCGCCGCCTCAGTGCGCAAGCATCCCGTGGCGATCGAAGGCCTGCGCGACGGCAATCCCGAAGTCAGCCTCTTCTGGGATCAGTACGGCCTGCCATGCAAAGCGCGCTGCGACTACATGACCGGCAGCGCGATCTTCGACATCAAGACCTGCAGCGACGCCAGCCCAGACGGTTTCGCCAAGCAGATCGCAAGCTTCCAATATCACGTCCAGGCGGCGCACTACGCGGCCGGCTTCCGCGAGATCGTGGGCTGGGATCTGGACCGCTTCGTCTTCATCGCGGTCGAGAGCGAGGCCCCCTACGCGGTGGGCGTCTACACCCTGGACGCACGCAGCCTGCAGTCTGGGCGCCTGCTGATGGAACGCGCAGCGCGCGCCTATCGCGTCGCCCTGGAGCAAGCCGACACGGCGCCCGCCTTCTACTCGGACACGATCGCCGAGATCTCCGTCCCCGCTTGGGCTCAAGTCGAGCCCTACGCCGAGTAACATTTCCATCGCGAACCCCTTGCGCCTAAAACGCAAGGCGGTTATGTCTTGGGAAAGAAGGACATCCCATGCCAAGCATCGACAACCCCCAGCAGCTGTTCGCCGCTCTCGAGGAGCGGCGCACGGCCTTGGGCATAACGCAGAGAGACCTATGCAAAAGGGCAGGCCTTTCTCATTCCACCTACTGGTACGCCGCGGCGAGAGGAACCGACGTGAGCCTCAGGGCCGCGCTGCGCTACTGCAACGTCCTCGGGCTGACGCTCAAGATCGCAAAGGGCAAGAAAGCATGACCTGGCGCCCGATCGGAACCGCGCCCGTAGACGGCACCGAAGTGCTCGTATGGGACAAGGCCGGCTTTGCCGACGTCGCCTACTGGAACGTCCTCAGCCTCAGCTGGAGCAACGGCGATCACACGCTCAAGCCCACGCACTGGATGCCACTGCCGGAGGCGCCGAAGTGATCCTCACCAGCACCATCATCTGGCGCCCGATCGAGACGGCGCCCTTGGAAGAACGCATCTTCGTGGCGGATCTGATCGACCGCTCCTGCAAGATCGGCCACGCAGAGCTGGACAGCAAGGGAGACGTGATCATCGTCTCGCCTGGCATTCCGACGACGTCGGCCAAGTGGTGGACACACTGGGCCGCGCTGCCCGAGCTGCCGAGGTACGAAGAACAATGATCCTCGCGATCGACCCAGGCGCGTCAGGCGCTCTTGCGTTCTTCGACACGACGGCCGGCACGCTCGAGATCATCGACATGCCGACCGTCGAGGTGCAACGCAGCGGCAAAGCCAAGCGCGAGATCTCGCCGGCCCTCCTGGCCACGACCATCGGCCGCGCCCAAGTGAGCCTCAGCACGCCGCCCATCACGCTGGTCGTGCTGGAGCGCGTGGGCGCAATGCCTGGCCAGGGGGTCAGCAGCACATTCCAATTCGGCCGGGGCGTGGGCATGGTGGAAGGCGTCGTGTCCGCACTGCGCATGCCCATGCAGTACGTCACGCCGCAACGCTGGCAGAAGGATCTCAACGTGCGCGACGGGAAAGACGGGAGCCGCCAACGCGCGGCCGAGCTCTTCCCGGCATACGCACACCTATTCGCGCGAAAGAAAGACGACGGCCGCGCAGATGCGGCACTCATGGCCTATTGGGGCGCCTCGCGCTAACGACATCCCGGCCGCGGGGTTCAGCGGCATCAAGACAAAGGACTATGACAATGGCATTGGGATTTAACACCGAAACAAACGCAAGCGGCAGCAAGTTCCTGCCGGTGGTGAAGTTCGACGCGAAGTCGGGCGACATGCTGGCCGTAAACCGCGAGCCCGCCGGCGATGGCACATGGGAAAAGAACGAGGTCGAGATCTCCTTCCCCGTGAAGGTCATCATGGCCCTGGACGACATCGAGATGGGCTGGATCACCTTCTCGCCCAACTATCACGCGGTGATGGTGAAGGCGGGCGAACGCTTCCCGGCCAAGCCCGGCAACGACTACAAGCAGGCGGCGCGCATCAAGATCTTCCTCAAGGAGCACGGCCTGCGCGAGTTCACGCCCACCAGCAAGACCGTCCTGCGCGCAGTGGACACGCTGCACGACCAGTTCATCGAGCAGGCGCCCGCCAACCAAGGCAAGGTGCCGGTGGTGACGATCGAAGGCACCGAGGTCGTGAAGATCAAAACGCCCGAGGGCGAGCTGCGCTTCAAGGCCCCCAAGTGGTCCATCACCAGCTGGGTGACACCGCCGTCTGAGATGAAGGAAGAGGCCGCACCGGCCGCACCGCAACCAGCTCCGAAGGCCGCCGCCAAGGCCCCCGCGAAGGAAGAGCTTGACGAGTTCTGATCCTTCAAACGATATGCGGCGCCGGTTCACGCAAGACCGGCGCCGCAAGTCTGGCAACCACCGCGAAGCAGGAACCCACGCGGCATGTCTCAAGATATAACAACAACTGACGAAAATGCCAGACTGAAAATCGCTCTGGCAGCCAACGGACGCACCGACGTTTCGCTGTCCGTCAAAGATATTCCCTGGGATCAATTCTGCCGGCGCCTGTCCGTACCCAAGGTCGGACAAAAGGACGGCAGCTACTACGTCAGAGGCGGCGACCTGGTCGAACCGCGCCGCGCCGACGAGAACCTCAAAGAAGCCGACCTGTGCATCATCGACGGGGACAGCAGCTTCGACCCCGAGACAGGCGAGATCCAGCCAGGCGCACCGCCACTGCCCGACGCGATCGCCGCCATGCAGGACATCGGCGTGGGCTTCTTCGCCCACACGACGCACTCCTTCGACCCGACGAACAACCTCTGGAAGTACCGCATCCTCATCCCGGCACGCATGAAGTCGCCGGCAGAGCTCGACGCGGTCGTGACCTACCTCGTCGACCAGCTGCACGCGCGCGGCGTCTTCATCACCGACGTGCCGGAGAACAGGCGCTGGTCTCAACCCTGGTACATGCCCCGCGTCGGCACGCAGGAGGCCGTCAGCGCCTTCAAGAGCCACCGGCACGACGGTCCTGCCATGGACGTGGCCAAGGCCGTCGCCTGGCACAAGGAGCGCAAGCAGCGCCAGGCCGTCGAGCAGCACATCTCGACCGCCACGCCGACCACGGCCCTGATGCCGGGCGATCCGCCCAGCGCGATCGACGCCTTCAACAATGCCCACGACCTGGCCTGGGTACGCAGCACCCTGGAAGGGCAGGGCTACAAGTTCGTATACTGCGACCCGCACGGCCCTGGTGGCGAGGCCTATCGGTACATCAGGCCAGGCTCGACCTCAGGCACGGCCGGCGTCGTGGTCTTCAAGGGCGCCTACGGCCACTGGTGCGTCTTTTCCCATCACGGCATCGAAGACCCGCTCTCGAGCAAGCTCACGGACCCCTTCGACCTGTACGCCACCTTCAGCCACAACGGAGACCGCAAGGCCGCCCTGAGGGCCATCAGGCCGCCCGAGCCCACGATCGCAGAGCAGATCAACGCCAAGCACCAGCCGGCGCCCAGGGCCAGCACGGAGGTCGTCACAAGCCCGGCAGAACCAAAGCCGCGCATCCACCTGATCATGGCCCAGGAGCTCAAGGACGAGCCCATCACCTGGCTCATAGACCAGCTGCTGCCCGCCAAGGGTTTCGGCGCCCTGTACGGCAAGCCAGGCAGCTACAAGTCCTTCTGCGCCCTGTACCTGGCCAGCGCGATCGCCAACGGCACAGACGCCTTCGCCCGTTCTACCAACCAGGGAGACGTCGTCTACCTGGCCGGCGAAGGGGGCGCAGGCCTGAAGAGGCGCTGGGACGCCTGCCGGCAGCACCACAACCTGCCCGACAGCACGCCCATCGCCTTCGTGAAGGCGCAGCTGAACCTGCGATCGACCATGGAAGACGCCGAGGCCCTGATCCAAGCCATCAAGGACAAAGGCCTGACGCCCAAGCTCCTGGTCGTCGACACGCTGGCCCGCGCCTTCGCCGGCGGCAACGAGAACAGCTCAGAAGACATGGGCGCCTTCATCTCCATCGTCGGGGCGCTACAAGACGCACTCAGCTGCGCAATCCTCATCGTCCACCACTCAGGCAAGGACGAGGCCAAAGGACAGCGCGGCCACAGCTCGCTCCTGGGCGCGGTCGACGCCGAGCTCGAGGTCACCAAGATCTCGGACGAAGACAGCCCGGAGCGCATCGGCAAGCTCAAGGTGACTAAGCAGAAGGACGGCGAGGACGGCATCGAGATCGGCTACCGCATGGTCACGGTCCAGCTGTCCAGCCTGGATCCAGACGCCACATCCCTGGCCCTGGAGCCTCTCAACGGACCAATGCCCACCACCTCCAAGCCAGCCAAGCTCACCGGCAACACGGCCGACGCCCTGTCGTCCCTGCGCAAGGCAATCGCCAACCACGGCGAGCAGGTGAGCTCCAACCACATCCCATTCGCAGCACGGTGCGTGAAGGAAAGCACCTGGAGAACCTACTTCTACCAGGAGACCACCGCGGACGGTGACGGCAAGCGACAAGCCTTCAAGCGCGCCAAGCAGACCCTCAAGGACCGCAACCTGGCCACCAACCAGGGCGAGATCTGGTGGGTGACAGACAGCTCAGAAAGGCCGTTTTGACCGTGACAAAGGGCGTGACATTGAGCGTGACAAGAGGCGTGACAAGCGTGACAAACGTGACAGCGACGCAGGCGAGGACCGTGACAAACGTGACAACACCCTTAAGGGTGTCACGGTGTCACGGTCACGAGCGTGACAAAACAGGATCTGAACCATGAGCCAGGTGAAACGCCTCTCAACCTCAGACCAGGCACATCTCAACAACGAGGCCTGGACGCGCGGACGAGACATGGCCGCAACGCTCGCACCACTCGACAAGATGGCAGCAGACATGGAAGCCAAGTGGGGATGCAACAGACTGCCGCGCCTCGTCCCATTCGACCTGGCCCATAAATTCGGATCGGCCGCCCAGAAACTCGACGAGGCCATCCGACACGGAGACGTGGACACAGTCCTGCACCGCGCCCAAGTCCTACACCGCGGATGGCAAGCCCTGGACAAAGCCGCGACAGAAGCCGGCCACAAACCAAACCCGCCCAACACCTGGTCCACAACCTGGGAAGGCAAACCCTACACAGTGGTCCTCGACCCAGCAGACCACGACGCAGCCGCGCGACACTCCAAGCATCCCGACACGGTCGTCACGCTGCCCGAGCTCCTCCTGGCCTGGTCCCAGTGGCAACCCGCCGCATTCGCCGAGGCAACCAAAGCCGCGTTCCCAGGCGCGACCGTTCAACGCTCCTCCAAGTCAGCATTCGCGGACCTAGACGATGACATACCCTTCTGACGCCGATCCCGCAGCCGCAGACGCCTTGTGCGCCCAGGTGTGGGATGAGATAGCCAAGGAATGCCAGGCCAGCCTCAGCGCGCTTGAAAACAGCGGCACGGCGTGGGATGAAGATACGACCGCCTGGGCAAAAGAGCTGCTCGACACGATCGTCCACGCACTGCGACAAGATCGCCTCGAGCGCCTCAGACGACAAGACGTCGTCAGCCTGGACGAATACCGCCAAGCCATGCACGGAGATCCAATGCCATGACCGGACGGCCCACCAAAAAGACGCCGGAGCTCTTAAAGGAAATCTGCTCCCGCATCTCAGAAGGCCGGTCTCTGTCCAGCATCTGCCGCGAAGACGACATGCCAAACCACTCGACGACGTGGAGATGGCTGTCAGAGGACGCCTCCTTCCAGGAGGACTACACGCGCGCGATACAGTCGCGGGCCTTGGCGCACGCCGAGCGGATCGACGACCTGGCCGAGCAGGCCGTGCGGGGCGAGATCCCGGCCGACGTCGCCCGCGTGGCGATCGACGCGAAGAAATGGACGGCCTCGAGGCTACTTCCCAAGCTCTACGGCGATCGGACGCAGGTCGACGCGACCGTCACGCACACGCACACGCTGCACCTCGAGGCGC